AACTCGACTCACCGTCTTGTTACCCTGAGTCGAGTTGTAAATCATCACCGCATCAAAGGCGGTTGCCAATGTCACAGTTGTGTACACGATGGAAGCAGTCGGCGTACTAAAGGCGGTCGTGCTAGTACTCGTCGGCGCGATCCAATCTGGTGAACCTGTGAGGTCAACTCCGCCCGCGACGTAGTTTGTCCCTGACACTTCACCCGTTGCTGTATATACTGTGGACGAGGCATTGACCGTTGCCGTAGTGAGGTACAATGCAGCCTTGAATGAGTCAGCGGTCGTTGTGCCGCGAGTAACTGTGGTCCCAAACGCATGAATCCCGTTTAGGAGTTCCACCTTGAAACTCGTTGCCATTGCTTGTGTGTTTGCCATTTATTTCTCCTAGATGGGTTGGATAACCCCCGACATTGGGGGCATCTTTTTGAGTGTGACATGCGCCGAGCGATGCACTAACTCACCATTGAAATAATACTCGACCCAGGTGGTTGTTTCGTTTTCATTGTCAATCTCGCCTGTTCTCTTATTCAGCAAGGCGATGTCCATTTCCCCGTGAACTGTATTGACAGTCTCAGGGATTGACTTTAGGCTTCCTTTCCATTCTCTCATGTCACCCTCCTGTGATTCTTTAAGAGTAGGATAATCCTGTTCTGTTGTCCCATACATTTGTGAAGTTGTCTGACCCAACGGCCCACTTCATGCCAGTCAAGTTCGAGTTACTGTCGTACTCTAATCTTACAATCCTCCATACACCAGAGGATTGGCTAGACCCAGGAGCGGCCTTCCCTATATAAATCAAGAGGCCGTTTGAATCAAACGCCAGTAAAGTCGTGAACTTAGTAGGTTCATCTACTGGAATACGGATGCCAGAAACAGACTTGACAGTCACCTTTTCTTACCTCGTATAACACACTAGTGTATTATATATAATGCACTGCGTCAAGTTTATTTTGTGGTAATGGAGCGTCTAAGTTCGGTTATTTCTATTGCGAGTGCGTTTTTATCGGCCCTGAGTGCTTCTAGTTCGTTCCGCATGGCAAATAGAGCATCTTTAAACCACAGACTGACCATAAATGCTCGCACAATTCGGTGCAGTAAGCGGCTAAATCTCCCGTGTTTTGGGCTAATTATAAGCATTCCCATTATGGCACCGAGGAAGTGAGGACAGCATTTATAGTTCCGCTAGTGTAATTGGATACTACAGCCTTCATCCAACGAAGCGGAAGGTCAATACTTATAAAACTATCTTCAGTAATATCTACACCTAGTTGTGTACCGGCTGTGACATTACTAGGTTTTGTTGCGGCATTTGATCCTTGTAACTGTACAGTAGCAATGCTGATTCCAGTTATATCAACAGAGAAATTACGAAACCCACGCACATCTATCCACACGCCTGTCGTAGTCGCTACAGCAGCATCTAAGAGCTTCCATGAAGTCCAGTATGCCCCTGAGCCATAGGAACCTTGGTCTACAGGATCACCGTGAGCCATTACGTTCTCCCAACCGCCGGTAAGAACACTGTGTCAGATGGGATTGCCAAAAGATTGACGAAGATATTCGCAGACACTTTCGCTGCCTGTGGGATGTTCGAGATTAACTTGATATGAAATTTCGCGGCGTCGGTGATATACACGGCTACCGGGAGCGTCAACTCATGTGTTCCTTTTTCCTTCACTAAGCGGAGAGTATGGTCTACATCATACGCAAGTGTTGGGTTTAGGATTAAAAGTTCAAGGTACAACTCCGCAGTAGCATCCACAGAGAAGACGACGCCAACTTTGTACCACCCACGCGGCAGCGGGGCAGTCTCAGCGACTACGGTGCCTGGAGGCGGGCCGGTAAAAACGACTCCACCATACCAGTTAAAAACTTCCGACTGTGCATGACGTTCTTTCTCCAGCATTGCGGTTCCGGCTAAGGCACGCTTCATAAGGTCTTCGCTGTCCTGGCGGTTACGAGTCTCAATGTCCTTCGCGTGAATGTCAGTGGAGATCGGGACTCCATCTACCACACCTTTAATGATATACCACTCACCGCGCTTGTGGACTTCAAGGATTGTCACCTTTTGTCGTTCGTCGGCCATGACTACACCTGAATCAATACAACACGCCGCGATGTTGTAACGAGTACACCCATCGGGTGCTGCATGACAAGTTTAATGTCTTCCCCGATTTCGGGAGCAAAAATTGGGATGGTTCTTGGTGCGCCCCGTGGTACTGGTTGTGTTACGGGCACCAAGCCACCTTCAGCCGCCACTGCTTCCGCAGTCGCTTTCTCTGCTTCACTCACTGACCGCGTGCGAAGCTTCGTCCCTAAGTTTGACTCAGGGAAGAACACTAACGGTTTAATACAGTGATAGCACGTAATGGGTGTGTCTACAAATGTCTCTGGCGACGGCTGCTGGCCTACCGCCACAAAGTCCGCCGCGTTGGGCTTTTCTTTTGCTTCAAGCGGACGGCTGGACTTGTATCGTACTTGCTCACACACACGACAAAAGGCGACATATGTTTCTGCCATGACTCCCTCCAATGTGCCAGATTGCCAGTTACTTCTTCTTCGACTGCGCCTTCATCATCGCAGCAGCGGCGGCTGCTTTATCCATACGACCAGCCACACTTTCCCAATTTGGCCACTCGATTGTTTCGAGCAGTGACTTGCGATCAATGGCCTGCATTCGGAACAGCATAGACCCGAGGCGCTTGAGCATGGTTTTGGACATGACTGCGAAGGACGCAGGGTCCACGTACACTGAATACTCCTCAGGTTTCTCTAGTGGCTCCCAATTCACAGGCTCATAGGACTGTCCTTCGACAGCAGGAATAGTCCGAGGGGTAGTGTACCCCATCGCCATCCGAGCGAAGATCATTTCCGCGAGGCGCTGCACGACGTTGTACAGCATACGTGCGCGGAGCCGAGTCGTGGACTGCGACTGCGCGATTTCAGTTTCAGTCAGATCAGCGGAGATGTTCCCGCGTCCTGCTTGGCCCGTGCGTGGCTCAGAGAACCCAAGCAAGCGGCGTTGCAGCGCCAGCATACGCTCGGGGGCTTGTACCATGTCCGGTGGCATAGGGGGCGGGTACACAATCTTCACTTCAGAGTTCGCGTTGATTTGTAATACCTGGGCGGGAATGGACGCGAAGCTTTCCCAGTCCAGTCCGGTATTTCCTATGGCAACCACCAGCCCGTTATTCAACCGGATCGCGTTTTCCACCTGAGCAGACAGCATCTTGTTCGCGGCAAGCTGGAGTTGCTCAGTCTGTTGGACGAAGCCGTTAGACCAAAAGCGGCCTAGGGCTGGCTCAAGGATCACACGCAGCAAGCCGAAGTCTCGGTAGTTGTATGGGCCGTCCCACAGGATGACACCATTACACCCAACGACGCGGCGGGCGAATGGGTAGAGTGCCTTTTCGCGTGACACCAGTATCTTATTCCCATTCTCGTCTAAGCGTGGAGTTCCTTCACTGTCTAGCTCCTCCTCAACAACGGACTCCATTGCGGGATCACGGAAGACTGCATCAAGGATGCGAGCGCGGGACTTCTTAAACCCAAGGGTGGAAGTCTGGAAGATTGAACTGGAATATAGTGGGCCGCTGTAGTATGACGTGCGGGGGCCTTCAGGACTGAACGACCCAGCGCGTTCCTTAGCACTGTACCGATCCTCTGGCTTGACATACATCCCCTTGATAGGGAACAAGCGGCGAACGTCGTACAGGTCCATGACCGTCTCTTTAATGACCATGTTCCATTTGATGTCGTTCACGGCATCGGGGTCAGGCAGGACGGTACGAGGATCGCGGTGTTCAACTACAACATCCCCCATCCCGTTCGCCGCAGCCGAATCCCACTGGACATCAATGAAGCCAGTCCCAACAATGAGGGACCACATGCAGGCGTACAGTAACTCAAGGTCTACAAAGTTCCGTGCCCACACTGCGCGGAATGCACGCTCCGCTTTCGCATCTCGACCTTGTGTATTTTTATTGCGGGATACATAAATACGAAGCTGCGACTCGCTTAAGTCGCTCGCTTCAGACAGAATGAGCGTGCGAAGCTCGTTTGCGACAATAGGCGGGCGGTACGAGGGCATGGTTTTTGGCCAGTGCTTCCCGTAGAAGATATTCAGGGCGCTGTCAAATTTAGAAAACTCCGCCTCGTCTTCTCGGACTCGCTCAGATTCGTTCGCGGCGCTCTCCAACCAGCCCCACATCTCGACTTCTTGGGGGGTGGGTGTATACAAACCCGCAGGTGTGGTGGACTCATCCTTTAGAGTCAGCGTAGACTTAGCAGCCTCGATGTCTTCCATACATTATCCTTGGTATTGATTAGTTAAGTACCACTGCACAGCTTCAAGAAGTGAATGCTCACCGAATTCTTGATAGGTCATGTCGTCTTCTGTGAACGACGCGGCAATGGCTCTGATTGTGTCTGCCACAGTCTCACCTCGGCCAGCGGCCATCGTTACCAGCAACTCTCGATCTCCTTTACTTAAGTAGCCGAGAGACAACGACTTGAAGGCATCAGGATCGCCTTCGAGGATCGCTTGGAGAGGGAGAACCCAGGCCGTGTTGTTTAGACCAGTCAAGCCAATGCGCTCTGCAAACATAAAATACATCGGCTGGTCGGTCAAGGTTTCGGGGCTTTCCGGTCCCGTGGCCTCCGTAACAGACGTGCCTGAAATGGGGGATGTTGGACTGGATGAGCCCGAAGGTGGTGCAGCCAGGCCAGGCGCACTTCCAGTTAGTTTCTCGATCAGGGACTTGAGTTTCCATTTTGCCATTACCCTCCTCCTACTCTTGGTCTTGCTCTCGAATAAGTTCTAAGGAAGCCTTAAGTTTCTCCATGAGTTCTTCTTGAGAGTCCATCGTGGCGGTGTCGGAATCATCCATATGCGTCTGATGCAACTCGACCGCTGCCTCTAGTGTCTCTTCAAGTGACTCAAGCATTTCACTGATGGATGACATAGTATCTCCTACTGTCGTGGTACATAACGGTCGAGTGTTTGATCGCTGAGCGCACGGAGCGACTCACACCGTGGACATATAAACATCCAGTGGCCAGGTCGCCAAAGTGGGTGTCGCTCGTTCAACAACTTCATTTCTAACCCACACGGACGCTCGGGCTTTCCTCCCATTTCGTCTGGGGCGGTACAGCGAGGCGCTTTATACTTTCTCATACTTTCCCTCCAACCAGATGCGACACTCGGCGTTTCGACGATTCACTAAGCCAGGAATCTTCACGCCGTTGTCAAAAACCCATCGGAGCAGCTGCCGAGGAACTTCGTTATACATACCTGCGTTAAGGAATTGGCGAAGAGTAGATATGCGTAAGGCATCTTCACCGACATTGTACGTGAAGGACACTAGCGCGTCGAACTGTTCATTCGTAAGCGGGACTGTCACTAACCGACCCACAGCATCTTCGGCTGTTTCACAATCCTCCGCGAGTAACTTCTCCGCTTCTTCTTCAGTGAGTGGCGGTGTGTCAGGCCCAACGCCTTGGGTGTTCCCGTACCCGTTCGTCCACACACCACCAGTATCCTGATATGGAGTCGCACTGAAGGACTCCCAGGACTTAATAAATGCAAGGCCTGCTGGAGTGAGACACCGATTTAGTGTTCCCTCCGTTGTGTCCATTATTTGTTGCTACCGTTCTTACTGGCTGCCCAGTGCATAATACCCTTCTCGACACCGCGAGTCGCAGTGAAGAGGCCACCAATGAGACCGAATGCGTAGAACGCCCGTTGTGCAGCCGCTTCGAGGTACTCAGGGCTTGCGCCGGTCAGGTACATAGCGAAGCCTTCAATCGCAATCCATGCCACAAACGTCGCGCACATCAACAGAGGGCGGACGCGGCGAACGAACGGATCACCAGACTGCAAAGCGGCGATCTGAATGTCGCGCTGAGCTTTGTCGAATTCGGCCTGTGCTTGCACCAGCATGGTAATCACCGGCGCAGCAACCGTCATCATTTCGTGCTTGAACTTGAGTCGCTCTTCGTCGGTGGTGGAAACTTTATCTATTCCATTAAATACAGAATCGAGGAGCGAACCAATGAAAGGAATTGCAGCTAAGAAACCCATTAGGATTCTCCATATTCATATAACTTTGAAGCAAGAAGAAGGAAGAACAACGAAGGAGCGCCGATGACCCAGCCAAGTCCCCTAGCAAGCGCCTTCATCATACTATAACTCCAACCAATTCTTCGTCGCAGTCCCAGCTTGCTCACGCAACACATCACCGACTCGCTTCTTTGCCCGCGCACTTGGGTCAAGCTGCTCGACGATCTTAATGCCTTCAGGCAATTCATCATCACTGACAACGGCGATGGCCTTGCGCGGCTCGAAGTAATTCTCTTCGCGGGAGCGAAGGGCGACAAGGAAGGCAATCACTCTGTCGTCCCTGCCGTGTTCGGCTTCATACTTTCCACTGTCTGTCCGAGTGAAGTCCGCGAGTTCATCAAGTAACTTTTGTTCATGGATGGTACACAAGTTCTCGTTCAGGGCACGGCGGCCCGCTTCAATAAGCAGTGGGCGACTGAAGACGTTCGTTTCCCACCCATACAGGCGCGAGCGATATAAGCGAATCTTATCAGGGCGGCCACGCCACATATGTAAGTTCGGATAGTTGTGAACGCGAATCAACGGGTCCTGCACCGCGTGGCCGGTGTTATTCACTTCGACGGCAACAACCGCCTTGTTGTACCACAACCCAACAGCATTGAGTGCGATGGCAAAATCCCACGGGGCAATCGTACCGTACACACAAGCGACCTGTTCGAGTGTCTCAATATCAATGACTTCTGCACACGCGGCGTTTCCGCCAATCACTCCCGCCGCTGTGTCAGCACCAATGACATACCGGCGGCCTTCTTTTGGCTTTGCCCAGACGCGCACCTCACCTTTTAGGTCGTCGGTGAACTTCCAGGTGTCGTCCTGCGGGCACTTGTACATCCGACCTCGCCATTGTGGGGGGCGAATGTTTGTTCGCTGACGAATGAGTGCGAGAGGGTCGAATGCTGGAAGCCCGCGAGAAATGAAGGCCTCTTCGGGAGATGCGGGGTATTCCTGGTGGAACACCTCCAGCGACCCTTGGCACTTCGTCTTGATAGCGAACCGTCGCCAGGCAAGTTGCTCTGGCGTTAGCCCATGCGTCTTCGCAATCAGCTTCTCTTCTTCATCCCATTCAGCTTCCGGCAGTCCTGGGGACCGCCGATACTTTGACATAATAAACCACGGGATGAAGATAGGGATAAGGTCTGACTCTCCACTAATGGCCCGCTGCCATTCTTCGTAGAATAACTGGCCGTCACCAACCTTTCCGTTCGCTGTGGATTCAAGAATCCACATCGTATCGTTTAGGTCCGGCATGACTTGGAACAGGCCAGTGAGAATTTCTGGTTGCTTCCAGAATGCTACTTCACTCGCATGAATGCAAGTCTGGGTCGTGCCTCTCCCCTTCGCGGACACGCCAGCCGAAATGACCCGAAAGCGCGACGTGCCGGTTTTGAAGGGGAACTCCAGCACTTTCACGCGGGGTGGGACAAGCTTCGGGAGTGGCAGGTAGTCGTAAAACAGCTTCGCCATGTTGAACAAGGCGTGGGAGGAATCGAGGTCTTGGGCCAACACCAACGATTGAGTCCCTGGCTGTTCGAGTGTCCGAGTGAATGTCAACGCCTCGAAGAAGGTGGAGGCATATGTCTGCCTCGACTTCAAGACGATGAACCAAAGCCGCTGGTCGAGATCAAGTTTAGGAGATACGTGCGACCAGAGAATCTCCTGGGACTCACTGAAGCGCATTGGGACAATCCAGCCTCGCTCATTGCGAATCTGGAGTCCCTGCATGAACCGCTTGAAGCGATCCGAGCGGAGGCCACCAACTTTAGACTGACCGCTCGGCACGAATTTGGCTCCTACGCTTTAGTCGCTCCTCGATTGCCGCGAGTTCTTGGTCAGAAAACGTGTCCGCTTGGTGTGCCTTCACTAATGACTTACACTCCGCGATGTCTACGTCAATTTGACGAAACTTCTCAGCAGCAGCCTGGAAGTCCTTTCGCATCACTTTCCACGGGAGGTAGGTATAGTGATACAGTACATATGCGACTGCACCAACGATTGCCGCCTGCGAAGCTGTGACGAATCCTAGCCAGAAATAGAGCCACATATTCCCTCCTTGACAAACAGAACTATTCGTTTTCGCTCTTGGGCGGTGGAACTGGCGAATAGGCTTTCTTAGAGCCTACCGGCGCAATGTTCCCTTGTTCGTCTGTGTCAATCGGGGTGCCCGACTTCATCAACTTCAAGTTCGCGGTCTTCTTCTGTGCGTTCGTCTGGAAATAAATCTGCGCCACTTTCGAGAGCCTCCTTCACCTTTGGACTGGAGGTGAATAAGTCAGTTTTGCCGTGCAAGTAATCTTGCAGGCGCTCATACGCGGTCTGGTCGTCCTTTTCCTTGACCTTACTGGCCGCGACCTCAGCAAACATTGCGTGGCGGTCACACGCGATGGCTAAGTTAATGACATTGACCGCGCCAAACTCGAATTTGATTTCGTTGTATTTCTCTAAAAGTAAGTCACGCAACTGGCGGAAGCCGTCGCTGGAATTCTCCGACTTCAACTTCTTGACAATCGCCTTGAAGTTGATTGGGTGCTGGCCAAGAAGGCTAGATTTCAAGCCAGTTCTTGCTTTGACTGCGCCGCGTGACGGGACGAACTGGGTGAACCGCGCTGGCTTCGCTGTCCCTGAGCAATCCTCGATGCCCGGCAAGGGTAAGTTTGGTGTATTCATCTTTTCTAAATCCAGCATTGGCCACCTTTCTCCAGAGACTACGTGCGCCCCGCGAGGCCCTGACACTGTTTGACCAGGACTTATTTCCGACGGTGCCTCGCTTGAAGCAGGCACGGAGTCCCCGTAGAGCTTGGCGAGTGTGGAAACGTCTGACTTGCTGATCGTCAGGATAGGCGATTCGGTATTTTTCAATAAGGACTTTCGCTCTTGCAAGGAAATCCTCCCTTTTCTCCTGTGCCAGCCAGGATGGAACAATGAACTCCGCGTCGAAGTCGAGGAACATTATGGCACTAACTCGGGACCAAACATTATGTCAATCATGCGGGACAAGTCTTCTGGTGACTTGACGTTCACTTCTGGCGAGCGAGCCATCCACTTCGCCCAGAGTTCACTAGGGAGTTCTTCAGCCGCGTATGCGCCAGTGCGTGCCAACTCTGCTTCTCTACCCGGAACCCACTCAAGCCCGTGCGTCAGCTTTCCGGCTGCACCAGTCAGGTCTTCAGCGGCGTGTCCGAGTTCTTCAGCAAGGACCGACGGGGCTGACTCTTCACCTACAGTGACCCACGGGCCAGTCCTTTTGATTGGATTATAAAAGCCACCGTAATTTGACACCCCAGCCTTCCCGCCAGGCAGCGTACTGATGGGGACGGTCTTTTCATGGCCGAGAAGATACTTCAGTACTTTAGACCGAAGTGGGTCCGTTTTGTATAAGTCGTTTAGGGCAGACCAAAGCCCTGTAGCTTTTGGCCCATATGCGTGAATCTGCCCAGGCATCCCCGACGCCATTCTCCCACCAGCCCGCTCCTTTTGTGTACTACCGAGGAGGAAGCGAAGAATTGGACCGAATGAGCCAGCAACCTCGGGTATTTCGCTACTTAGGGCTGCTTCAGTCTCTTGAAGCTCTGGACTAACCGGGACGGCCATCGTTACTCCTTGAATACGAAACGCGCCCCGCGGGGGCACAAGTAGATACTACACTATAACACGTATGACGCAGTGAGTCAACCAAAAAGTGCGTCTTCTTTATAAAATAATCATTGACAGGTGCAAGTGGCCGTGTTACACTGGTTGTCTCACCTCAAACAACCCCACTACACAGCGCGTGCAGCCGGGGTGCCCACCGAACGAAAGGAGCTAAGGAGTATGCACAAACTCACTTGCTGCGACTTCGCAGCAGAGCATTATCCACCAATAGAATCAGTAATTAGCGGAGGAATCCTTGATAAAAACGGTATAACAATCCTGAGCGGCGAACCCGGAACCGGAAAATCGTTACTGACCCTTCAACTCGCTATGAACATTGCAAACGGCGACCACTTCCTTGGATACCTTGTCCCTCGACCTCAAAACACTCTCCTGATTATGAAAGAAGTCCCACCTGCAACTATCCAGCATCGCTTACTGACTCAAAATAAAGACGATACGGCCTACCCCAAGACGCTATGGATAGACACTGACCCACTTAATTTCTACCTCGACGAACCTGTAGTTATGCAAGCAACAACTCACTGGCTCAAGAAAAATAAAATTGAAGTCGTTATCATCGACCCGCTTATTGAATTCCACCATCAAGACGAGAACGACGCTAAGGGAATGAGAGCAGGTGTCATTGACCCTCTACGTGCATGGCAGCAACTTGGCCTTTCTATATTTATTGTCCACCACCATGCGAAGTCAAACGAGGACAACCCCAGGGAAGGCTTAAACAAGATGCGCGGCTCAAGCACGCTTGGCGGAGCCATTGATACAAACGTCCAACTCTCAACCCTTGGAGGCTACACTAGAGTTCTTTCCTTCGCTAAACTCAGGAACCACGACCACCCACACTCTGTTATAAAGCTTACCTTCGACCCGCTCAAGTGGACGTTCTCTCGGACAGACTCTTTATATACCATTCAGGAGCTACTGAAGGCCCATCCTGAGCTTTCTGTCCCTGAAGCGGTAGAAGAGGCCGTCAACCGAGGCATTTGCTCAAGGGCGACCGCCTACCGTAAAATTGTGAAATTGAGGGGTGAGACAAGTGAGACAAAAAGTTGAGACACCGCAAACGCTTTGTTGTGAACAAGTTACAGCTTGTCTCACGAAAAATCTCACACCTTACTATTAGGGGGTACTGAGACTGAGACACTGGCGAGTGAATCACTCCTTTATTGATGCTTCCACACGCGCCTTCGCCGCTCTCCCCTCAAGGAACTTTTCCACAATCGCTTTAGCCGTCGGGGTCATCTTGTCCGTTTTATAAGCTTCAGTCATGGCATCCACAACAATCTCTTCCAGAAGCCCTGAAACACTCGTTGATAGCGCCCGTGCCACCCCCGAGATAAGCTCACGAACATCCGGCCTGCACGCTACTGTTGTCCATCCGTAATTAGCCATCATGCTCCTCCTTGTTTGGTACATTATCACAAATACACTTTAGGCTACCCTCAATAATCTTCAGTGAATCAGGTGCTTGCCTGTATGTACCACAGTCCTTACACTGAAACGCTAACTCATTATCAAGGCGTTCCCACCTTCCCTTACTGCCTTTCACTGTGAACATATGACTCCTTGTAGCCCAGGGCAGACCCCCAAGCCAACGCTGCACACACTCGGTATGAGCATGGCTATGGTAGAGCCAGCGAGATTCGAACTCGCAATCACCAGCTTGAAGGGCTGGGGGCTTGACCGTTCGCCTATGGCTCCGTGGCTGTGGAGGAAGGACTCGAACCTCCAGCGCGGTGCTTAACAGGCACCTGTTCTACCGTTGAACTACTCCACAACTGGAGCTAGACCGAGGACTCGAACCCCGCACCCGCTACTTACAAAGCAGCCGCTCTACCTGATGAGCTAGTCTAGCGTCCTGTGACCCGACTCTGTGTCACACGTACTTGGTGGCTGTATAAGGCACTCAAGTCAAAACACATTCCGTCACTAAGAGTCACAGGTAAGTTATAGTAGGCCAGTGTATAACACCGGCCCAACTCCTTGCACACTTGGTACATGAGCCAACTTACGGAATATGCACGTCTTTTAGTGTTGTTTCAAAAAAGCCATTCGCTATCCAACCACATACTGAACACTTATAATGCTTCTTCTCTTCTACGTACGTCCACGTATGCCACTTACATCGAGGCTTCTTTTGTTCGTATAGGTTTAGATAGTACATTACAGCAAGAAATACAACCAGCAGCCCCCAGATAATCAGTACCTCTCCGTCGTTCATAGTCCCCACCGTTTGTCTTTTACTAGCCCCGCAGTGATTGCACAGCGCATACATGCCAAGTCATCACCATGCTTCACCCATGTTGTGTGTGTCCCGTGTGTTTTACACGTAAGTATGCGAATTCTCTTTCTTTCTGCTTTATGCTTCAGTGTCCGTTCACTGGCCATCCCGCCCTCCAGTGTCTCGCGTGGCGCACCAGTAAACCAGTATAAACACTAACACAACACTCACATACGCTTCAATGAGCCATACTAGCACCTAAGCACCTCCAGGGGTATGTAAACCCAAAGCTTCTAAACATACGAAGCAGCCAGTCTGAACACGAAAAGCACGCCCATTCATATTCCATACTTGACCCAACACGGTAGCCGAATGGCAGGCCAGTCGTTATAGGTGCTGTCTTCCCACACGCGAGGCATTTCGGCTTCACTTGTCAACCCCTTTCGCAACCGGCACCCAGAACTTCTCCACACACACATCCCAGATGGCCTCACTCAAGCACCCAATCACTGCCACTGCCTCGTCCACCCTCATCCACATGTCCATCCCACCCTCACACCCCTTTGCTTTGCTGAACGTGAGGCACACATGATCGCCTGGTGGAATACGAACGCCATTCACTTCACGCTGCGGCCTTTTCACATACTTAGCACTTATCTTCGCTTTATTGCCTTCGTATGAAAACGACTTCGCCATGCTCATGCCCTCCTGTGATGTGTGTGTGTGTGTTGCACCTAGGACATCCATTCTATCACACTTCTATTATAGAAACAAGAAAAATGGTGAAAATTTAGCGAGAAACCGAATCGAATTCCGAAGGGAGAGAGCCCGCCCCCACCCCGGCTTGCTCGCGGGCGTGTGCGCGTGTGCGTGTGCGCGAGTCCCCCGCGTGTCTGATCGGACGCGAGTCTGCGCCTACCGGCGCGTGTCTGATCCGACGGGCGCGCGTTTAGTCTTACAAGTCTAGTAAGTCTTACAGCACTTGCTACACTAGGGAAGACTTCGGACACGCGATGACGCAATGCGTCATGTGCCAAATCGGCACAGTTTGGTGTGTTGGTCGGCACACTAAACTGCGCCAAAACGGCACACTTTTAACGCACCGCGTCACGTAACGCATCGCGTCAAGTGCGCGATTTCGTTGGGTTCGACCGCGCCGCACCGCGTCATGGTACACACCCTGCACACCATGTCGGCCAGTCGCGGCTGTCACCCCATCACACAGGGCTAAGTGCCCAGGAGGATCACCATGAATCGGGCAGAGTATGAGGCACGTATTGCTACCCTGGAATCGGAAAATCAAGCCCTTCGCACCAGCAAGTTCACCAAGCCCACGCCTAAGGTGTCCGTGAAGGGCGCAGTCAGTATCTACGGCTTGGGCAAGTTTCCGGTAACGCTGTACAAAGAGCAATGGCTTAGGCTCTTTGCGGCGCAGGCAGAGATTATGGCCTTCATCACGGCCAACGACAGCAAGCTTTCGGTGAAGCCGAAAGCCGACACCGGCGAAGTGCAGTAAACCCACGGGCGGGGGTGGATAACATATCGCCCTCGCCTACACTTTATCACACGGGCGAGGCAAGGTCAATGGCAAGACTTGACATGCTCCTGAAAGCGAGGCTTACAGTCTTGATGACGGAAGGTCAAATCCTCGCTGCTGCTCAAGCTAAGGGGATTAAGCTTGACTTTCTTGATAACGGTGAGGTAAGGTTCAAAACACCTGACATGATAAGGGCTAGTCGTGCAGCTTGGTCGGATGTGCTGATCGCCTGCGCTGGTAGGCAGGCAAAGCAGCAAGCTAACAGCATTTGGCCGAAGTGAGGTAGCATCATGGCCACCTTCACGGTCCAGGTTAACGAGTATCCGAACTGTGATTTTTGCCGGTTGAACGGTGTCAAGTGCCATGCGCTTGTGGACGGCAAGACTAAGCTTGGCCCTTGGGCGTTCATGTGTCTGCCTCATCATGAGCGTGTGGGTATCGGCTTGGGGTTAGGCAAGGGCCAGCTTCTAGTCAAGAGGCAGGTGCAGCCTACGAGCAAGCCTAGCAAGCTGTCAATCCAGGCTATTATTGACCACAAAGCTAATGCTTAAGGATGGTCTGTACAGGGTATGTAACTCATACCTGTGTGCAGGTTTTGTGGTCAAAGATGGCCGGGTAGTCAGATGCGCGCCAATCTTGAGGAGATTCATCCAGCAATACATGAGGATAGCCCAGTGGATAAGTGGGTAGCACAAAGTAAGCCGTGCTGTAGTAAGTGTGGTGCTACACTCGTTTACCGAGACTATGGTTTCGGTAAGGACTGGGATCACCCACTAAACAAAGGTTGCACGGTGAGGGAGCGGCCATGAGCATTCTACTTAAGCCAAGGGACGACAAGGGACGGTATCACATACCGATCATCCTGAACGGCGAGGTTATCCACTACGTCCGCGCCTATTGTCGTTTTAGGGCTGAGAGGTTTGTGCAGAGGTTGGCGGGCAGGCAGATACACGCGACTGTGGGTGGTCGGTGGATCAGGGATGAACTTGGGGAACACTTCGAGTCCGGTTATTGGATAAGGCAAGAGGCTTAGTTATGGATACTACATACGAGGTCCACGCATACTGCGAAAACGAGAATTGTAGGGACCACAAGTTTCTCTTTGCGGTTGTATCTACTGTCCCGGCCAAGTGTCATGTGTGTGGGACTGAGGCAAAGACTGTGGCTCTGCATCCTGCACGGTCGGTGGAGGATAGCATTGGTGGGACTGACCCTGATTGACGGAGACAAGAGATGAGAAGGGTACTGCCATGATTAGTTTAGAACAAGCGAAAGCATTGGCCCTTGGTGATATACTTCACGAAACGGGCTACTTCAACGCCGACGGGACTTGCCGAAGGTGGCGAGTGAATGGGAGGGTGAGGACATGGAAGCGTGACGCCTCGCGTGTCCACGTGCCAATTAAGCACGGCCTATATTCATACGATGCACTTACCAGCCTCACAGCGTTAGGCACAATGCACTTTCCAGACGATGCGACTTGCTTACAATGCCAAGCGGCGCGGAAAGGTTAGGGGTGAATGAGCATACAAACCATCAGACCCGGCGCAGTGTATGCGTACATCATCTGTCTCGTCATTGTGGCGCTTGTGTTGGTCTTGGCACTAGCAAATTGAGAGGAAGGTCATGGAACCTGTAATGGCCCTGAAAGCTTTCCTCACGGCCCTTGCAATCCTGTTAGGTCAGTGGTCAGGAGCGGATAAGGCGCAGTGTAACTACGAACTGCGAGACGAGAATGCTGTCATAATCTGTGCCTTAGTCTCCCCGAAGATACTTAAGGGGGATAACATACCGGACTTTCCAACAAGGAAGTTTTGAGCGGAGGTAGTCATGAAACCATTACCGTATCTCGTTTGTGCTGGTTTGCGTGGGCCAGATGTTGAAAGCCAAGGAGCGGAAGCTTGGAAAGTCATAGTAATTGCACCGTTACGGTGGTTTACAGCGAAAGCTTTGGGGGTCGATCCTAATGAGTGGTGCTTTTCCGGTTTTGTGTTCCCTCCTCCGCCCTTTTTATCGGAGCGGAATTCGCTAACACTAAACAGAGCTAGATCGTTTACCAGCACTCAGTACATAAACGAGGCACATCACGTGATGTCTCACGCAGGAGACGCCTATACCGCTTTGATAGCATTTACCTTGGAATATGACGCCGCCCTTTCCTGTAAGATTGAGGAATATAAACAGGTACTTACGGAAAACGATTTGCTCCCAAGAGAATGACGCCGCAAATGACACAACTTGAGCGTCTCGAAGCTGAGAACTTGTTGCTGTCTCGGTTGAGACAGATAAAAGCTGAGGTACAGCTTAACAAAAATCCCTGGTCTATGTGGATTAGAGTCCCAGGACATGATGGTGCTGTTCTGTCGCATGAACAGTATCATCGGCTATTGGAGTTAGTCCATGACGAGATCATGACTGTGACAGTGAATGACAAGCGCGTAGGGTGGAATTTCGGGGCGAAGTTTGGTGCCGGGTTGGTAAAGGCGATTGAAAAAGGAGGAGAATAGTCATGGCAAAGTCTTTCGTTGTCGCGTGTCGGACATTCTTTGGGCAGCTTCCGCAGCAGAGCCTCAAGGCATTCGCTGATGATGTAAAGAAGCTAACGGACGCGGATAAGGCCGAGCTTATCCCGTTGTTGGCCGCTGAGTTGGGTGAAGAGGTTACGCTTACGCAGCCTTCTGCGTAGATGCTACAAATGATGAACACTGAGCGACTGTACGAAGCGGCGGAGATGCTGTACGGGCGGCTACTTAAGCAAGGTACTAGTGTACTAAGCAGCGAAATCAAGTACCTGGACCCATACAGCATCCCAGCCCACACAAGACGCTTCGTGTTTGAGTGGCTCGTAAAGGAGGTTCAACGTGAGAGCTTACTGCAAGGCAAAGAGGTATCGGGCGATGCTTCGGGAGAAGGTACTGTCGGGGCTATCTAACGATCCATCGGGGGTTATGAGGAACCCCGAGACATGCTCACCGCCACTCATGCGAGGGAACACTAAGATAGTCGAGCATAACTTAGCGGGCTACAAGGGTGCGCGAGGGAGAGCCCGAACCGCACCAAAAAACCGCCGTTCGGGTGGGAGGCGATTTTTGGCTCCGCTTGACGCGGCGCGGTATTTGGAGAGCATAGGGAGAGCCCACGTTGAGGTGCTGCCTATAGGTTATGGTCAACAGATCGTGACTGAGGTTACGGTAAGGCGTCCAGGGTTGAAGTTGCTTGGGCTGGTGGAGTACATCCAGAAGTCCTGTGTTGTTAGGGTGGAGAAGTAGTTATGGCACACAAACCTGACTTGGAGATTAGTACGTTCCAGAACAGGCCAGCGTATCGGTACATCCGGGCGTCGGATAATGTGCCAAAACATGCTGGATACAACCCACAGGCTTTGGTTAAGTTGTTTAATCCAGCGGGTGCGGGCACATGGTACATAGCTGAGTACGATCCGACTACTCGGAGAGCCTTCGGTGCTGCACATATCCATGAGTTCGAGTTTGGATACTTCGACATGAAGGAGCTTGTGGATTTCCGTGGGCAGTTCGGCTTGCCTATCGAAAGGGACTTACATTGGAGTCCTCGTAAGTTATCGGAGTGTAAAGGAACATAGTTAGGAGTGTGCCGATATGCCAAAGGATAAACATTCAATGGGTTCTGCTCCAGTAATTAGGTGTCCCGACTGTTACACCGAATGGTTGGCAAGCCAACCCCTCACTCTTAGGGGCTTTTGTATAAGCGAGTGCGAGTGTTGCAGTACTGCTTATGGTGTCGAGTTTACGTGCCCTTGTTGTAAACGAACGTGGAGCGAGTAGGGAGGCTGAGGGACGCAACATGGCAAGAGTGTACAAGTTGTACCCACTGTGTGAATCGTTTGGGCTAGTGGTGAGGTTTAATCCACCACACATTAGGGACGCCGACTTAAAGGAGAAGCTACCACAAGCCACGTATTGTCGCTTGAACGAATGGCTAACTGGTCAAACGACGTTTACAGAAGGCCCGTATCCTTGGGACGTAGAGCAGTTTCTTTCTGGTGACTTGAGAATCACTGACTGAGGAGCCACCATGAAAACCGACGGGAAGCGTTGCCCAGTATGTCACGCAAGACTTGACAAGGGCTTTTGTAAGCGGTGTCATCTTGAGAAAATGGAATTGAGGGAAGGGACTGCAAACCTACCCCGTGAACCTCGCTGAACTAAGTAGGTAAATAAATGCGCATCACCAAAGCAGAACTCAAACAAACCTCTCTCTCCCAAGATGTAACCTGCTCAGTCGCGGTTTCCTTTTCAATAATCGAGGCAACGAAGTTCATTGATTATTACGATCATGACGAAAGGAAAGTGCTGGAAGCAAGACTGCTTCTGAAAGTTAAGCAAGCCATCGAAAATGTGCTTAGGAGGTAGAAATTTTGTCGCCTAGGCCAGCCATGCTTTGCTTTTAAACGAGAGGGGGATAGTAAGGTGAGGCAATCACTTATCGACGGCCTATTTGTCGGCCCACGCCCGAAGCTAAGGGACTTTGAGAAGATGCCGAAGGTTCGCACCGTTGTAACACTGCTCAAGGAGTCAGAAGGCCCTGAGGCTATAGGTGCTGCTGTTCTCAAGAGCGGCAAAGAGTGGCTGTGGCGGCCTATAAGCTTTCGGCCTTCTGGAATGAATTGGACGCCACCAGCAGCCGTCATACTTATTGCAAGGGAAGTCCTTGACCGAATTAACCAGGGTGCCGCCGTGTTCGTGCATTGTGCAGCGGGGATTGATAGGACTGGCGTAGTGTTGTATACTGTAGCTAGGTTGAAAGGCTATAACTCAAAGGCGTCAGTCGAACTACTTGATAGCGCATACCAACAACTTAGTTTAGGTGAGCGGAAGGCACAGCAAGCGAGGGTAATCGCGCATATGACTTATGAGGAAGAATTCAATGCCAGATAAATATGTACCAACTGACTGGCCGCTTGGTAAGTTAACGAGGGGGATTTTTGGGTTCACTTCTCCGTTTGGTGTTGAGCTTGATAAGCGTATCTGTGCAATGCCGATGAGGGAGATTAGAGTTTCCGGTGGTTCACTTATAACAGATAACCATGAGCTTGTTCTGAGTTCGCACGTTGCAGTGTTTAAGGCGCTTGGGCTCCAGAATGCGCCGTTAATAAGCCGAGGGAATGTGAGGGAACGTTTGTATGGCCTGTATGGGAAGTGGAGGGACGACGCTGGGCCTTCTATGGTCGAGGCGAATGTCTTCTTTTATAGACTAAATCAAATGTTGCAAGGTTTTCGCCTTGTAGTGAGTCACGTCGGTACGTTAGAGGAATTAGCTCAGTCAGTGAATTTTAAATTAAGACTTCCGAGAGGAAGTCGCCTTGCGCTTGGCCTTTTTCTTGTGACGATTATGGAGGCGATTAGAGGGGTGATGAGTACTAAAAAAGTTCATCCCTTAATCGTGTCTGGCATTAAAGAATTCCTTACTGAGTTAGACGAGAAGTTTTGCGACGAAATGCAGCATGTGGTTTCGCTCGTTTCTAATAGAAAACTTAAGGACATACCGGAAGGGAAGACGAAGTGCTGGATGTGTGGAAAAACAAAGGAGTTTAAGTACTTTAGGTGCCTTTCGTGCTTAGCCTGCTCGTCATGTTGTGCCGACGACTTGAAGTGTAAGCAGTGTCGTCAGATCGTATGTGACTTTCTTCCTATCAATCGCGAGAAGAATGAAACATCGGTTTGCCCTGTTTGTTTGGATTGCATCTTTTGCTGTAAATGCTGGCGGTGCGTTTCGTGTAACTTGGCTCAAGATAAGGAGTATAGTGGACATTGTAGCAGATGTGGGAGGTGCCATAAGTGTTGCACTTATGCATGCTGGAATGCTAGTTCGTATTCGGCTGACGCAATAAACTTAGGCGCACTTCTTGGGGTCCACTATAGTCTTGAGGGGATTCATGCGGTGATGAAGTCTCGAAAGGACTTTGAAGATAGTGGAGGATTTAAGCAACGACTAGAGAGAGAGATGGATGAAGTATCGAAGCAACTGACTAGACTACTCTACGACCAAAGCGTTCTAGCGTGTATTGGAGAAGTGAGGCACTACGGAGCGCGGGCTTGTATCGGTAACTTACTTGCAGCCAGCAACGAAGTAATTCTGGCTATAGGAGTTGTTTTACCTCAAGTGTTCAGGGCCGTTGCGAATGGACGGGATGCTGCGTATAAGAACGCTAGAGTTTATGATGACAAAGAACTGCTTGAGCTTTCCTGTCTATGTTTCCTTGCTCCTGATAGGTGGGATGGTGGATTTGGCGGAGTAGCGTGGGGAGCAATCGCAAAGAACGCGCTAGAATTCCGCCTTGGTACAATTTCGCAGGCCGAATTTGTGGAGAAGGCAATTACACTTGTGCATAACGGTGGCTCATTCATCTTTAAGCCGACGGGGCTATTTCATTCGCCTCCTGGGCAAAAACTTTATGCTATTCTAAACAGAAAATTCGAGGGCATGCTTCCTGAGTATGACTATCCGCCTGTGCTGGTAAATCCTGCACAGAAAAAACTGATTGAGGAAGCGGAAGGGTTCGGGCTACTCAAGCGAGTGGGCGACGCGGTGCAGTTATTGCCCGAGGCAGTTTGGGGGGTGAGGTACACTCCTATTGTGTATGATACTACTCGTAAATTAAAGGGACTTCCATCCTTGGATACAGTAGAGAAGGTCATTAGTAATAACAAGATACCCCTTAGTCATTATTACGATAGACTTAAGGCGATAGGTAAAGAATATAAAAATTTCCGTAACTAAAGGAGGTTACAATGTCGAAGTGGTGGAAGAAAGGTGGAGTGATTGGTCGTGGCCAGAGCCACAAAGACGACAAGACACACGGGCCAATTAGTAAGTGGAAATGTCATGAGGGAAATATGTTTGTGTTTGATTCACCGTCTGGTGTACTTAAGTTTCATGGTGCGGGGAGGACCCGTGGACTTCAGGAGAGGGCTGGCTGGCTGTACCTTGACTGTGCCGATTTGTACTTGCCTGCTGTTATGTGTTCCGGCTTTGCACCTATGATGTTAGCGAGTCATATACCAAAGAGGCTTCGGGTTGGAGTAGATTGGCCCGATATGGGTATACCTCTTTTGGACAAAGAATTCTGGTTGGCACTCCTTAGTGACCTTGAGCAGCTTGCAGCGAACGTGAAGAACAAACCCTTGAATGTTGTGGCGTGCTGCCAAGGTGGGCACGGTAGAACTGGCTCGGCTCTGTCGGTAATTGCTGGACTTTATAAACTGGCGGATAATCCAGTAGAGTTTGTTCGAAAGAAGTACTGTGATAAGGCGGTAGAAACGACGGGTCAGGTCAACTACGTGAAGGACATTACTGAGTTAAAGTTTACAGCAGAACCAGGAAAGGGAGTGTATACGGGGTTGACTTCTGGTATTTATGACCCTGTAGGTTATACTCCGTACAGTGGAGTGCATATAACTGATGATACACCGCTACATTACTACCGAAAGGGAGTTAAAGTATTTGGTGGTGGAGCGCATGACGAAGGGACCGGCTCCACTAACAAAAAGCTCACAGACGCAACTCAGTGGGGAGTGTGTACTGTGTGTCGCGGGGACGCAATAGATGGGACGTGTGTAAGCTGTTGGCTTGATGTTCCTTATTGCGACTGCCCCCTAAACAAGTAACAAGAACGCTAAACCGAGAGGAGGTGAGCCTATGTTGAAGCAATCGCTGGCAGGGACGGGCAAGACCTACGTGGAAGTCCAGGCACGGATGTATCCTGGTGGGGTGCTGCATGTCCAAGGGAGAGGCCATAAGGCGAACCGTGAATACGGTATTGCAGTGAATCTGGCGGTGCCTAGCGATGTTCGGTCGTTTTTCAATCGAGAGGAGCCGAGCAAGGCATCGAAGCTTTCACAGGCGAACACCGGGGCACGGTATATCCCTGGGCAGGTGCGGTCACGTCGTGGGTATCTGCATTTCCAGTTCAAAGATGGCGGAGCGAATCGGATGTACGGCATTGCGTTTGATGTGCAGCGTACTGCGTCATCCGACGCCTCTACTCTGTGGACTTGGACTGCGGAGAACATCATCGGTAGCTGACGTGGACTAGGGACTTAACCTACAGTGGCCTCATACTGGTCCTATTCCAGCCTGTAGGTTGGTTCCGCTTTACCTATGGGGGAGTGGGTGAGACTGTCATATCTTCAGAAGTCGGCCTCACTCACTCCCCTTTAGAGTACTGGAGGAGCCATGCTTATCTGGACAGGGTTTACTAAGGCTGTTACGTGGCATACCTCATACTCGTACGTTGGGTTCGGGTTGCTGAACCGCAAGCTATTCGTAACCCTTCGTGTGTGGTTTCTCCGCTTCCATGTGGAGATAGGGAAGGTAGTATAATGCCCACCAAATTGAGCAAGGACAATAAGGCAATCATTCGTGAATTTTTTGAGGCGCTAGAGGACAGAAATTGGGACCTAGCCCGTCGAATTTTCGGCGCAAATAGGGATTTGCTGGCGGAGGAGTTACCAAAACTGAAGTGGACTATACCTCTTCCACCCACACACTTATGTAGTAAGGAGGATTAGTCATGGTAGAGTCGCAGGTTAGGCAGTGGTACTATGCGTTCCTTAATCAGACGCGCGATACACTCTTTAGTCAAGTGAGTAGCTGTTGTCTAGGGTTGTACAATCCAAGGAGTCAAGATAGGACGCACGTTTCACGTAAGTGGCGGGATAACGTGTACGATAGAGAGGTACTGCATATTTCTCCTATGCCGTGTATTCAATTCGACGGCAAAGTAGATGCTTTCACCCCCGGATTCGAGCTTATAACTGTACTTTGTACTGACGGTAAGACTATAGGACACCATAAACCTGGTGAGTGTCCATTCATGGTCCCACCTGGCCCCAAGGAGGAACTAAAATGAGCCACCTTGCGTCGTATCCGAAAGTGTATGGGTATGGGCATAAATACTTGACTGACTTACTAAAGAGTGGTGTTACTGTAGTGCAGGAGAAAGTGGATGGGAGTCAGTTTTCGTTCCGTAAAGTGGAGAGCGGTGAGGTACAGTTTCGGTCAAGGACTGCGATAATCCAACCTGAACAGCCACCGAATATGTTTGCGCCTGCGGTGAAGTATGTATTAAGTGTGGCAACCTTGTTGGTGACTGACGCAACTTATAGGGGTGAGGCGTTTCATAAGCCAAAACACAATGTAATGGCGTATGCAAGGGTGCCGCATGGGAACGTGGCATTGTTTGACGTAGAATATGAAGGGCAGAATTTCATTTATCACCCTCAAACTCTTAACGAGTACGCCGAACACCTCGGACTTGAGCCAGTGACCAACTACTTTTATGGAGATGCGTCACAGCTTTCGCTAGAGAAGTTAATGGAGTTTCTTAAGTATAGGTCCTTCCTCGGTGGGGGTGAAGTTGAGGGTATTGTTGTTAAGAACTACGATAGATTTGGTATTGATGGGAAGGTGATGATGGCGAAGATCGTGAGTGCGGACTTTAAGGAGAAGCACCGGACAGAGTGGAAGGGGATGGGGCAAGGTAAGGGTGACATCGTGACCCGGATTGTGGAGGTACTCAAGACTGAGGCACGGTGGCGTAAGGCTGTGCAACACTTGAGGGAGGCTGGCACACTACTGGAAGAGCCGAAGGACATTGGCTCAATCATCTTGGAGTTGAAACGTGATTTACTGGAAGAGGAAGGCGAGTGGCTAAAAGAGCAGATGTTTAAGGAATTGATTGGGGACGTACTGAGGGGTGTGTGTCGGGGCGTGGCGGAGTGGTATAAGGCGGAGTTGATGAAGGCTACTGAAGGAGTGGATGATGGCATGGATACGAGGAGCGCCAAAAACGCCGCGTTGGGTGAGGGGAGCGGCGGTTGACGCACCGCGTTAGGGGGGGGGTATGGGGGCGGTAATGGAAATAACAGGGCTGACAATAACACCGGAGAAGAGAGCGTATAGTGACGGGTATAGGGATGGATACGTCGCTGGCCGCAAGCATGAGCATGAGTTTCTCGTTTCGATTCTTGGGAGGCGGTTCACTGAGCTACTTGATTCATACGTTCATGTGGTACTAGAGGAGGCGTATCAGGAGTATGAAAGAGGAGGGAGTGGGTAATGAAAATACTGATGGCTAGTCTTGTTTTGGGTGTCTCGCTTCTTGTCGTCAGTTCGTTTGTCTATAAATACATTCACAAGGAGGACCTGAAACTTGTCGGTAAGCTTGTCGGTATTACTGTTCTCGCTATAGGGTGGTTCCTGGCTGTAGTTTGGGCTTTTTTAACTCTTGTAATCTAGGGGTGTATTCATGAATCACGTCATGGTAGACATTGAGTGTCTAGGCTCCCAGCCAGGGTCAGTCATTGTTAGTATTGGTGCTGTTCGCTTTGGCTTGCCGGTAGGGATAGCGGACACCGACCCATTCTACAGGAACATCTCCATTAAGTCAAGCATAAAGGCGGGGTGTACAGTGGATGGTGATAATGTAAAGTGGTGGCTTACGCAGTCAAAGGAAGCGCAGGAACGGCTGTTTGATCCTGCGCCAACAGGATTTCATGAGGCGTTGAGTGCGTTCAGGCAGTGGTATGGGACACCAAAGTTTACGTGGTCACATGGGTCAAACTTTGACTTGACACTACTAGATTCTGCGTATAGGCTCCTCAATCAGATGCCACCGTGGAAGTATAAGCAGGTGCGCGACACTCGGACGATGTTTTGGATGGCTCCTGACTATGGGAGGTTCGTGAAGGAACGGAAAGCTATGGTCCCGGTCGATGGGGTGAAGCACGATGCGCTTGCTGATGCGATCAGGCAAGTCCATTGGGTGCAGTCAGCTTACAGGCTGATTCTCGGGGAACGGCTGGATCAAACGCCGGAAGTGGAGGAGTCAGATTAAGGAGGGCTGTCATGTTGTCCTTAGTGTTGGCAATCGCACTTACGCTTCCTTTCACTTCACTACTGGAGTTTGCAAGATCGGGTACTCCTGGACCGGGGCTGTATTCGTGCGGAAATCAGCGTCCGGTTCTTGTGGCACGGGTAGGTGCTGGGGCTGGAAAGACTTACAGGCTGGTGTACGAGCCTATGGACTACAGGTTTATTTTATCACTGATGAGTGAGCAAGGTGATATGGAGTATTCGTGGTTTGGTATCATAGATAGTAATGAGGAGCGGTCGTTCAGGGTTGAGTTTGAGGGGGCGAGAGAAGAAGTCATGCAGCGGGTTCCAGTTTTGTGTGATTATTTATATCGTTGAGGACTAGCTAGGCGTGAATTAAGGCGCGACAAATGTGAGGGCTGCGGAAACCCTCATGACAAATCGTGCGCTGCCGCAGCAGAAACCGGGGTATTATAACCTCGGCACGCTTATTTTTCTGTGATGTACGCAAGGTGAGGGGAGAGGAGGCCTAACATGCTGAGACAGTGTTGGCGTTGTCTGAAGGTCCTGTGGTGCCAACAAACGCCGTTCGGGTGGCTATGTACCGAGTGCTACTAGGGGCGAGGAGGCGAGATGAGTAATGTTTGTCCTGCTTGTGGATATATGACACCATATGAAAGTAATGTACTTACCGATCGTCGCACCCGCCTCGCCGCTGCGGAGACTGAGCGGAATGAGTTAGGGAAGATGTTTTCGTTACTCAATGACCAAAGAAATCTCGACATAGAAAGATATGAAGCCGCCCTCCAACAGCGTGCGGAGCGGGATCGGGACACTCTCCGCGCCGACCTGGGGCGGTGTGTGGAGGCGATAAATACACCGTGCGGGGAACACTGTTTAGGTTGTTGTCACCATGTAAATGCCGCACTCTCCCCCTCCGCCGTCAGCGCGGGGAAGGAATGGGCGAGGATGCAACTCACTGAAATGAACTACCGCAAAGAATTGTGGCTGAATCACGGACACTCTGGGCAGTACGGTGACGATGGAGAGATGCAATGCAGTGAGTGTATTCCGTTCGGCTTAATAGATTATGAACGAGAGCCAATAGACAAGGTTGAACGAGTCGCGGAACAGGCGCGAATGGTGCGTACACTCTGGGCAGTACATAGATTATAGCGGGGGAGGCGGAGGAGGCAGAAAGGTGAAAAATAACTTGCAAGCATTCATAGACGAAGCGAGGTATAGAATCGTCAGCTTTTTCAAGTGGTTGCATCTCTTCATGCCATTCAAGTTTTCATGGCGAAGTAAGGTGCTGACCAAAGCGATTCGTTCTACACGGTACAAGCAGTGGCGGCATGGGTGGAAGCCTGTGGTTATTAAAGTGGTCAATACTGAAGTGTCGGAGCATGATTGGATGGGAGTTGAATAATGAGATTACGTGACTTAACAACTACACTCCCGTCACCGTCTGAACACGACGAACACGACTTCTGCCAGTTTTCGTGGTTGATGAAGTACCGTCAAGGTGTCGAGCGGATCGAATCCCGCATGGGGCTTTTGGTTGGAAAAGCCCTTGACGCCGCGTTGAATTTGCATTATAATAGTGCCCCTGTGGATCAAGCGGTCGAAAAGTACAGCGCCAGGATGCGCTTGTTTCGTAAGGAAAATTTGGATGTGGAAGAGGAAGAGTGGCAAACGTGGGAGAATCAGGGACTTGCCCTCACCCAACTGTACGTGTCCACCGTTCCTCGTCTTGACTCAGACTGGGCGGAGATTGTAGCGATACAACCTAAACTTGAGTGGCCCGCCCCAATGCGCCCTGACTTGGTACTTCGTAAGGCTGACGGTGCGCTGGCTGTCCTCGAAGGGAAGATGGAAAGCCCGTTTGCCGATTTGGATTATGAGAATCTCAAGTATGAGTTGGCGTGGCAGCCTTTGCTATATCCAATCGGCGTGTCAAAGTGGATGAAAGAACCAGTGCAAGAAGTCATTATGGAGTACCGAGTTCGGGGCGCTCCGGCGAAGGGAAAGTATAAGGTGAAGGAGCCGAAGATTGTCAGGCATTCTATCCCAGTGGAAGGGTGGAAGGCAAATATGTGGTTGGCTTCTGCGTGGAAGGCGAACTTGGAGATGCGTGACCTGGCGGCATTCGCGGTGGAGCCTGATCGAGCGTTGAATGATATACCGAGGCGGACGCGAAATTGTATACAGAAGTATGGGCATAAGACGTTCCCGTGTAGCTTCTTTCTCGCGTGTTCGGTGAACATGCACCCATTAGAGATGCCAGATTTGTACCATATACCAAAGTGGAAGCAGGAGGTGAAAGCTGATGGGACACATTTACAAGAAGCCACCGGATCGTGTCGGGAAACAAGAGAAACCTAAGCGGACACACTAGGAGTTCTAAACATGAAAATTCCGCAGGAGTTATTGAAGGAAATTAAGTGGACGGACGAGGATGCCGCACGGGGGACGATCATGCTCCAGGGGCCTCCTCGGTGTGGGAAGACTGTACTGGCGCAGAAGTTAGCGGAGGCTGTAGTCGGCAAGAATAACACCTTCTTGCTCGATTGGCCAGAAGAGGAAGGGACACCTTCACTTGCGGACGTGCATGTACCATACAGGACGTTGACAAACGAGACTGACTTGGAGCTATGGTACTCCCGCATTAAGAAGATGCAACCTGGGGCAATCATTTGGGATGGGTTGGTGTCAAGTTATTGGCTCTTGATGAACGAGCGCGTGCCGTCGGGGGTGATGCCAGAGGATCATGGCAAAACCTGGATGTCCTGCGCTACAGCACTGCGGCGATGGATCGTGCGGTTCAAGTTGCTGTCCCACCTGTTCGTCATTACGAGCCTTGTGTGGCCCGATAAGGATGAGATTACTGGCAAAGAAGGCCGCTTGCAAGTAATCATTCCTGGGCAGTTAAAGTCGAACATTTATGGCCTGTTCAGCTATAACCTTCTCATTGAGCTTGAGGATCAGCCGAATGGTGAGGCGATTCGTATTCTGCGGACTAAGCCTGCACAGCGGTTCGTGGCTGGGATTCGCGCACCGATCAATAACAAAATTCCTGCGAAGATTAGCTATGACCTGAACAAGCCTGGAACGGCTGAAAAAATTGTGGAGTTAATTGGTATTAAACCGTATGTGGAGCCTGTACAAGAGGAGGAAGCGAATGGTGGAAACAGCAATGGAGGACAGCCTGTTAGAGAAGACGTGGGAGCTACTGAAACCGGAGGAGAAACTGGAAGTACTGAGAGCCGCCCTAAACTGCCTAAACGAAAGGTTCTTAAACCATGAGCATGGTGTGTCGGGACTTGTGATGGTTCCGGTGGATAACACCGACTTAATTTAAGGAGGAAACAAACCAATGACTGAGGAAATCCTTGACGAGATGAACGACGAAGATTACTTTAACGACGCTGACTTGTCTGAGCCTACGTTGCTGCCTGCTGGAAAGAGGTACATTGGCAAAGTATCGAAGGTGGACACGTCTGCGACTGAGCCTGGGAAGTTGAGGAAGGTACGGGTGGCTGGTGGAGAGCGGCAAGTGAAGGTCATTTCTGTTGGAGTGACTGCGCTCAAGTTTGCCACTGGTGCTATACTCCCGGCTGACCAGAACTACCGGACCAATGGCCGGATTGATTTTTGGGTGAGCAAGGAGGACAGTATTGGGCGTCACTCGTTGTCGAACCTGATTCGGCGTATAGCTGGACTTGAAGATGCAGACCTCATCGGTGTGGCCCTGAAAGACGCGGCGAGTCACTACCTGCCTGGAGGGTATATTACGTTTGAAGTGTCCCACCGGCAGGCGAAGATTCAGGGTGTGGATACTACAGTGCAGGACTTCAAGGGGATTAAGGTGGCGACGAGTGAAGAGAAGGGGTTTGTGGTAGGGTAAGTCACAAAGTGGAGGACGAACACTGAATAAGCTACTAAGTATCGTATGGCATCTAGTGTGTTTAGGTTTAGCGGGGGCAGTAGCTTATGATTTCTACCTCCAATACACTAGAGTCACCTCACTAGAGGCTGAAGCCCCCGCTGAGATTCTTATAATTCCTAAAGAGCAGTCCAGAGTGAAGCTGGAAATGGCATGGCAGCGCGAATTTAAGTGGTATAGGAGGAGACACAATGCAAGACCCCCGCATGAAAACCTCTACTTGGGTCCTCAAAGACGCTAGCGACACTGTTGGCGGTGAGTTTATTCTCTTTAAAGGGATGCAAGTCCCGATGATGCCGAACGGGATTGCGATTGATCGAGTGGAGTCTGACCAGTATCAAGACAAATTCTACAACAAGGATGGGGTGCTTACGTTTGTCTCTGGACGAGACAGTACGTGGATGATGCTACACCGGGACATTCTTGACCGGCTAACACTTGAGGAGTTTGTGTCGTTTAATGAAACACGGAAGGCAGCAGTAGATCACGTTGAAGCTTTAGCGAGGGACGAAGCTGAGAAGGCGTACCCACTAAGTAAAACTGAAGGCCACTTACCTTACGGCTTTGTGCCTGTAGGAACGGGGATGCAACCATCACCGCACCAAAAAAGGAAGGAACCCACAAAGAAGATTGATCCGCAAACTGGACATGAGTATCTGTAAGGAGGGAAGATAATGAGTGACTCGACAGTTCAGCCCATTTTGAAAGAAATTCTGTATCCTTGTGTGCGTGTGAGGACTGGTGAAGCTGGAGGTTCTGGCACAGCTATCTATGCGAAACAGAACGCGAAGGGTGATTACGAGAATTATGTAGTTACTTGCTGGCATGTGATTCAAGATGCGATCACCATTCAGGAGAAGTGGGACGCCCTACTTGGACGGATGCGAAAGATCGAAACACGGGCGATGGTGAAAGTAGAGTTCTTTAAGTATGAGTACGGTGGACGAGCGATTGGAACACATGGGGTTGAGGCTGAGATTAAGATGCACGACAAAGATCACGATGTCGCCTTGCTCCGGTTAAAGCAGGTATCCTCTCCAATGGAGCATGTAGCTAAGCTCTTTACGAAGGCGGACACCAAGCAGATTCAGCTACTTGACGACACCATTGCGGTTGGATGTTCGCTTGGGCATCCTCCCCTGATTACAAAGGGGAAGATTACGTCTATGTCTGACATGATCGAAGGGATGTCATATTGGATGAGCGATGCTCAGATTGTGTTTGGGAATTCTGGTGGTGGAATGTTCCATTCGTCTGATAACTCATTCATTGGTATTCCGTCGAGGGTTGGCATTGTTGGGTGGTCTTCGCCAATTACGCATATGGGGTACTTTACAGACATTGAGCGGCTGTATAAGTTGCTGGAGCAATGGAAGTACCAGTTCATCTTCGACTCGTCCGTGACTTTTGAAGAGTGCGAGAAGATGCGTGAGAAGCTCCGCCGTGAGGACTTGGAGTTGCAGAAGCGTGGGTTTATTGAAGAGGAGAAGTAAGGAGGTGTAATATGGCGAGTGTAGTAAATACTGAAATGCCGGTAGTTCCCATTCCGCCTCCATTCGAGTTTATCACACTTAGGTTCTCGTACAAAGAGGCTCAGGCACTCCTTGAAATAACGGGGTTTATTGGTGGGCCTGCTGACACATCTCTAAGAAGGTTGTTCAGCGACCGTAGCGACAGCATACGCGAGATACTTAGTGAGGCCGGAGTTAAACCTGGAGACTTTAAGGTAGAAGGCGCAGTCTACTTTCTACCTCCTTCCTTAACTAAGCGATGACAAGTGATGACAAATGAAACCGCTAAGTGTCTTCGATGTTCAACCGAAAGACGGGCGTTGTGTGTGGTGGAGGACACCACGATGGGCGTGGCCCGAGCAGCAACCTGAGTGGCATAAGGACCAAGGATTCTGTGGCCGAGCGGATCAGTTTGGGATACGATGCTGTAAGTCTACACAGCGTATACTAGACTGTTACCAGCCAGAGGAGGGCGTTGAACCCAAAAAGCGGAAGGACCACCTATGGTAAAATGTGGCGAAGAACGTGGCCCTAAGTACCCCTGGAGAGACGGTCAGGATAATCCCTTCCCTAACTTAGAAATTCCCGAGGGTATTACAGTGTTTGAGTGGACGACAGTCGCAGGGAAGGTATACATTGCCTACCTTGGCGCGAGTGGAGATACTCCTGAGGAGGCGAGAAGCATACTGATAGACAAGATTCTGTTAATGGCGGTAAATGAAGTGGACCCACCAGAAGCGCCACACCATTTGTGGTAGTGATAAAGGAGGAAGAGATGTATACAGTGAAAGTAGTAAGAATGAGTCCCGATTTCTTTAAGCTTGGGTCGGTGAGTTTGTGTCGTAATGCAGTTCTGAAGGTGATCCCTGACCTTCGGCAGCTTAAAGAGTACGAGGCGGCTAAGGTGTCGTTCAGTCAAACATACATGAGTAGTCATTGGGCAGGTGGATTCAGAGTCTCAAAGCCAGGGAAAGTGTTTATGGGCCGCAAGGGAAGTCTGGTTTGGATAAGTGCGGCGTATCCTAAGATGCTGTCAAGCGCCTTCGGTACATACGAGCCAGAGCGAAATGACCGAATTGCTATTGTGCGGACAAGCTTCGTGAAAGCCCTTGGCATTGACCCAAACGACGTAAGTAACTCAGTTTGCTCTTTTGAGTTTCAAGGGATTAAGGTTGAGAAGATCAAGAACTAGGAGCGTCCATGCTAGACAAGCCGGATGCGTGTAAGCCGTGTAAGTGGTATGGAGATGGAAAGGGATTTGTCCCCGATGAAATTCACCCAGGAGCGAAGATTACATTCTGTGCCCAAAACCCAGGCGAGAATGAGGAAGAGAAGGGCAGTCCACTAATCGGGCGTAGTGGCAGGATTGTAAGTGGAAGTCTGGAGAAGTATGGCCTAAAGCGGTCTGACGCCAACTGGATGAACATTCTAAAGTGTAGGTGGCAGCATGAAAACGAATTGCCCGACGCACGGTCTGACCACCGGCGCCGGGCTCAATCCATTGGCAAAAAGGACTGTGAACGATGTTGAATCTAGACTCAATCCGCATCGGCCGCAAGCGCG